TATTTGGTACGATCCTTTGTATCAACCAATAACAATAGGAGTTGAGCGTGTCTGAAGTTGTTGAATCCATGCAAGTAGTTGACAATGTTTTTGTCAAACTACACCAATTTTTAAGAGCCGGTGATACTCACCAAGGCCATGCACATGCGTTTGACCATGTCACATTGTTGGCAAGCGGCTCTGTATTGATGAAACATGACAAGGGTGAACAAGAATTTAAGGCTCCAACATTGATCGTCACCCCCAAAGGCGTGGCGCATCAATTTACCGCCAAAGAACCAAACACTGTGTTTTGTTGCATTCATGCCATACGAGAAGGTGAAGACCTCGACGATGTGGCATCACCAGAAATTTCGCAAGAAAAGGCTTGGGAACTTTTAACTAAGTATCAAGTAGCTTTACCAACTCAGCCCTAAACATGCCACAAATTGCCACTCTTAGCCCATCACCCAAAGTGCAGTTTTTTACTGCTGCGGGTGTGCCCCTTGTCGGCGGCAAACTGTTTACATACGCCAGCGGTACAACCGTACCTTTGGCTACTTATACGGATAGCACCGCAGTCACTGCAAACGCAAATCCCGTTATTTTGGACTCGCGTGGTGAAGCAAATGTGTGGCTTGGCCCTTCGCGCTACACATGGCTGCTTAAAGATTCATTGGATAATTTGATTTGGACTGCCGATGGCGTTAACAGCAGCCCAAGCGCTCAAAGTACTGCAATAGTTGCTAGTTCAGGACAAACAGTGTTTACTGTGCCTGAGTACGGCCTTGGTGGTTATTTGATGGTAATCGTAGATGGACTCGTCAAAGAATTCAATTACGACTATACTGAAACCAATACGACAACAATTACTTTTGGTACTGGCCTGACGGCTGGTCAAAGAGTTGTTACTCGAATGCTTTAAACCTTACCGGTGAGGTTCACCGGGAACTCTAAAGAGTTAAAACATGACTGAAGAAGTCCAAAACCTAGCGGAAGTAGACTCCGCGCCAACGAAGGATGTGACGGCCACACCTGAAGTTGCAGTATCTTCGCCGGAAGTAGCTGATAACCAGCCTGCCAAGACATTCTCGCAAGAGGAACTTGACGCTGCTATTGGCAAGCGCCTCGCAAGAGAACAGCGCAAGTGGGAACGTGAACAAGTTGCACGGCAAACCGTGCCAGTTGCTCCCAAGGAAATGCCGTCGATTGACAATTTTGAAAGCACTGATGCCTATGCGGAAGCACTGGCGCTCAGAAAAGCCGAAGAATTGATTGCTCAACGGGATCGCCAAAAGGAACAAGCTGAAATTGTAGAGGCTTATGGCGAACGTGAGGAAAAAGCACGGGACAAATACGACGATTTTGAAGATGTCGTGTACAACCCCAAGCTGCGAATCACCGACGTAATGGCTGAAACAATTCAGTATTCTGATCTTGGGCCTGATCTAGCTTATTGGCTAGGTTCAAACCCCAAGGAGGCTGAACGCATTGCCCGTTTGTCACCTATTTTGCAGGCAAGGGAAATCGGAAAGATTGAAGTCAGATTGTCTGACAATCCTCCGGTGAAGAAAACAACTTCTGCGCCAACACCTATTAGTCCGGTGACTGCGCGGTCTTCGGGAAGCCCGAGCCATGACACGACTGACCCAAGGTCAATCAAAACCATGTCTACCTCGGATTGGATCGAAGCCGAACGCAATCGCCAGATTCGTAAGTACGAAGCGCAACGCAACCGTTAATCTTTTGAAAGGACTTTTAAATGTCTAATAGTATTCTGACGATCGACATGATCACCCGTAAGGCTCTCGAAATCCTTGAGAACAACCTTGTAATTACCCGTAACGTGAACCGCCAGTACGACGACAGCTTTGCTGTTGAAGGCGCTAAAATCGGTTCTACACTGCGTATTCGCTTACCCGACCGCGCTTTGGTAACTGATGGTGCTGCCTTGCAAGTGCAAGACGACAACGAACAGTTCACAACTTTGACTGTTGCTTCACAAAAGCACATTGGTGTCAACTTTACATCTGCTGAATTGACAATGCAGTTGGACGACTTTGCAGAACGTGTGCTTAAGCCTCGTATCAGCCAGTTGGCATCTTCTATTGATGCTGACGTCGCCAACGCATACAAAACCATTGGTAACACTGTTGGTACACCTGGCACTACTCCTTCTACTTCTTTGGTCTTGTTGCAAGCCCAACAGAAGCTGAACGAAAACGCTGCTGTGATGTCTCCACGTTACGCTACCGTAAACCCTGCTGCTAACGCTGGCTTGGTTGAAGGCATGAAAGGTCTGTTTAACCCAACAGACACTATCAGCAAGCAATTCAAGAACGGCATGATGGGCATGGGCGTGTTGGGCTTTGAAGAAGTCAACATGTCTCAGTCTATCAAGCAACACACAACTGGTTCACGCAGCGCTTCTGCTTCTACATTGGTTAAGACCCCCGGCGTTACTTCCGAAGGTTCAGCAACCATTCTGTTGGAGCAAGGTTCTGTAGTCACCACAATCAATGCTGGTGACGTGTTCACTATCAGCGGTTGCAATGCTGTTAACCCACAGACCCGTGAGTCTACTGGTTCATTGTTCCAATTCGTGGCTTTGACTACGGCTACTGCCGTGGGTGGCACTTGGACTGTGACCGTTGCTCCTATGTACTCTGCTACACACGCTTTGGCCACTATGAGCGCATTGCCTGCAACTGGTGGTGTTGTAACCTTTGTTGGTGCTGCATCTACTCAGTACGCACAGAACTTGGTTTATCACAAAGATGCGATCACATTTGCGACCGCTGACTTGTTGTTGCCCCAAGGCGTTGACATGGCTGCCCGTGCCGTTCATAACGGTATCAGCTTGCGTGTGGTTCGCCAGTACGACATCAACAACGATCGCTTGCCTTGCCGTATTGACGTTTTGTACGGTTTCAGCACAATTCGTCCACAAATGGCCTGCCGTATCTGGGGCTAATCTGAATGCCCCTTTGGGGGCTTCATTTCGTAACATCTTTTAAAGGAAATTATCATGGCATTACCTAATGGCGCTGGTGGCTACCAGCTTGGCGACGGCAATACCGGCGAAGCACAACTGTTTGTTCAAGGCGCTCCAACAGCTTTGACTGTTGACGCAACTTTAACTGCGGCTCAATTAGCAAATGGTTTGTTTACTAGCGACTCTGCTGCCGACATCACTGCAACTTTGCCCACCGTGGCTTTGTTGGAAGCTGATATTAGCAGCGCTTCCAAAGTAAACGCAGCCTTCGAGTTTGCAATTGTGGTGGTTGACGCTTCCTACCAAGTTACTATTGCCGCGGGCACAGGTTGGACTTTGGTTGGCAACATGGTTGCGCTGGAAAGCACATCCGCCCGTTTCCTCGCCCGTAAAACTGGCGAAGGTTCTTGGACTTTGTACCGTATTGCCTAAACTTAAATGGGGGTTTCGGCCCCTGTTTTAAAAGGAAACATCATGCCAAATACAAAAGCTGTAGGCGTCGCGTTTAGCGACCCTGAATTTGAAAGCGTAACCGTAACTGGCGCGTCAGCGTTGCAAGCGGTAACTGCTACGACCATAACCGCTACAACCGTAACCGGCAATTTAACCGGCACGTCAACTGGCGCTATTCGTCTTCCTGTTGCCGCTGTTGCGGCGGCGGGCAGTACTCAAGGCAATGCTGCTGCACTAGCTGAGGGTATCAATGTCGTTTCGGCGGCAGATGGTACTAAAGGCGTAATTTTGCCTACAGCGGTAGCTGGTATGGTAATTATTGTTAAAAACACCGCTGCTGGCGCGTTGAATATTTATCCCGCCACTGGCGGGGCAATCAATGCAGTTGCGGCTAACGGTGCGTATAGCATTACAAACCTTACCAGTTCATTGTTGGTAGCGTCTTCTACTACTCAGTGGTATTCTGTCCCATTGGTAGCATCCTAACCAAAAGGGGGCTAATCACCCCCTTTTCTTAATATGAACATTTATCTTAGCCACCCTGATCATGGATGTAAAGTTGCCACAATGGAACTTGAAGCCGAAGCAGATGAAAAAAATGGCTGGACACGCTACAATGTAGACACGCCTTCGGACTCCGAAGATGCGGCCCCTGTTAACGTATTGGGGACAAAACGCAAATCTACCCGTCGAACTCAAGTTGTCGAGGGTACAACCGAAGGAGTCTGAGAATGGCAACGTACACCGCTGGCGAACAAATCAACCGAGCATTGCGCTTGCTAGGTGTACTGGCTGAAGGTGAAACACCTTCGGCAGACATGTCAAATGACGCGCTAACAGCGCTCGATCAGATGATCGACTCATGGAACACCGAGCGACTGTCGGTGTTTGCCACACAAGATCAAATTTTTACTTGGCCTGCTGGTCAAATTACACGAACGCTTGGCCCATCAGGTAACTTTGTGGGCTTGCGCCCCGTGTTGCTAGATGATGCAACGTATTACCGTGACCCTGGCACAAACGTGTCGTTCGGTATTAAGTTTATCAATCAGCAACAGTATGATGGCATTGCGGTTAAAACCGTAACTTCTACATACCCGCAAGTTATTTTTGTTAATAACACTTACCCCAATTTCACGATGACGGTGTACCCCCAGCCCACACGGGATTTGGAATGGCACTTTATTTCGGTTGAAAAAATCAATCAGCCTGCTACGTTGGCGACACAAATGTTGTTTCCACCAGGCTATTTGCGCGCATTTACCTACAATTTGGCGATGGAAATCGCGCCTGAGTTTGGCGTTGAGCCAAGCCCACAAGTGCAGCGCATTGCCATGACTAGCAAGCGCAATCTCAAGCGCATCAATAACCCAGACGATGTGATGTCGTTGCCTTATGCGATTGTGGCAACACGTCAGCGTTTCAACATTTACGCCGGTAACTACTGATGAAAACACCGATTCTGGGCGGCACTTATGTTGCGCGATCGGTAAATGCTGCCGATGCCCGCATGGTCAATCTTTTCCCCGAGGTTGTTCCCGAGGGTGGAAAAGAGCCGGGGTTTCTAAACCGCGCGCCGGGGCTGCGCCTATTGGCAAACATGGGCGATGGCCCTATACGCGGGTTGTGGCAATTTAACGGGTACGGGTATGTTGTGTCTGGTGAAGTGCTGTACAGAGTTGACAGTATTTGGCGTGTGTTTCCAATCGGCACTGTTTCAGGATCATCCGGCCCTGTCAGCATGTCTGACAACGGCACACAATTGTTTGTAGCTTGCAATGGCCCTAGTTTTATTTACAACAGCCTGACAAACCAGTTTGCACAGATCACCGACCCAGATTTTCCTGGCGCCGTTACCGTGGGCTACTTGGATGGCTATTTTGTGTTTAACGAACCCAATAGCCAGCGCCTGTGGATCACCAGCTTGCAAGATGGTACATCCATTGACCCGTTAGATTTTGCAAGCGCTGAAGGCTCTCCAGACGGCTTGGTGTCGATTTTAATTGACCACCGCGAAGCATGGCTGTTTGGAACCAATTCTGTCGAAGTTTGGTATGACTCAGGCGCTGCTGATTTTCCATTAAGCCCAGTTCAAGGCGCGTTTAATGAGGTGGGTTGTATTGCGGCCTTTTCGGTTGCCAAACTAGACAATGGTATTTTCTGGTTAGGTGCGGATGCGCGTGGCCGTGGTATTGTTTATCGCGCCAATGGCTACACGGCTCAACGCGTGTCCACCCATGCTGTTGAATGGCAGATTCAGCAATACGGCAATTTGTCGGATGCGATTGCATACACATACCAACAAGACGGCCATTCGTTCTATGTGCTGATTTTTCCTTCAGCCAATACCACATGGGTGTTTGATGTATCAACAAATCTGTGGCATGAACGGGCGGCATTTATAAACGGGTCATTTACCCGCCACCGTTCAAATTGCCAAATGTCGTTTAGCAACGAAATTGTTGTAGGCGACCATGAACTTGGCAACATTTACGCGTTTGATTTAGAAGTGTTTTCAGACGCCGGCGCAGTGCAGAAATGGCTTCGGTCATGGAGAGCGCTGCCGGTCGGCACAAACGATCTTAAACGTACTGCCCAGCATTCGCTTCAGCTTGACGCCGAAACTGGCGCAATTGATTCCAATGTAACCACACCAATTGTTCTTATTGATATTTCTGAGCCAAATGAAGATTTGCTTACCGAAAGTGGTGATTTTCTTGTTTGGGAAGAAAACGGCCCTGACTCATTGCTGGCTGAAAACGGGGACATTATTGTCCAAGAAAATGGCGATGCAATGTATTACAATGGCGCGCCCTCAATTGTAGGCGGCAAAATATTGATCCAAAAAGGGTTACTTACCGCAACTGCAATTGACCCACAAGTTATGTTGCGCTGGTCGGATGACGGCGGGCACACTTGGAGTAACGAACACTGGCGATCTATGGGTCTGACAGGCCAATGGGGGCGGCGCGTGATCTGGCGTCGGTTGGGCATGACATTAAAGCTGCGCGACCGCGTTTATGAAGTGTCTGGCACAGACCAAGTAAAAATAGCAATCATGGGCGCTGAACTTAATGTGAGCGCAACCAATGCCTAATACCACACCAAACGTCACCAAGATACCTTCGGCGCGGGTAGCCTTGATTGAGGAAAACACGAATCTAATTTCGCGGGAATGGTTTCGTTTTTTTAATAATGTCTACACCATATCGGGCGGCTCAACGCAAGGCATTACGCAGATTGAAAATGGCGGCACTAGCGCGTCTACAGCGGCTCAAGCGCGGGCAAATTTAGGTGCGGGTACAGTCAATCGCGTGACGGGTACGGGCTACGCTAGTGGGCTGTCATTGGTCGGCGACGTTACGACCACAGGCGCGCTTACGCTGACAGGCAATGTCGTTGTTACTTCGGCCGACCTTATAGGAACTATTAACATCAGCACTCAAACCACGGGTGATCTTGACCTTGCTACCCGCGTTACGGGCGTCTTGCCTGTTGCCAACGGCGGCACTGGTGTAGCAGCAACAACTGTTGTCACCAAAACAGCCGACTTTACGCTTGCTGACACTGAAAGTTGGGTCATCAACAATAAATCGGGTTCAACTTGCACGGTTACACTCCCCGCTGCGTCAGCTTGGGGTGGTAGGGCAGTAACGTTTAAAAACTTGCAACTTCAAACCCTTGTGTCGGCATCTAGCAATGTCGTACCATTAATTGGTGGCGCTGCGGGCACGGCAATTCTTCCAGGCCTAGTGGGTGCGTGGGCGACCCTTGTATCAGATGGTACAAATTGGGTGGTGATGGCAGCATGATGACATACGCGCCAACCTCAGTGACATACGGCAAAGGCTTTGCTATTGCGTTGCCTATGGCCAAAAAGGTCAAGGCGCTTGAGGCTGAACTATTTAAAATGCCGCAAGCTGACATTGTGACGACCCACACATTCTTACCCGGTGTGTATGAACGGGCAATTACTATTCCCGCATGGACTGTGTTAACAGGCGCTGAACACAAAACCGCCTATCGCGTACGCTTGGAAAAAGGCACAATCGCCGTAAACACAGACAACGGCGTTAAAGTTCTTACCGCACCTTGTGAATTTCAAGCCAGTGCGGGAATGCAACGCGCTGGCCGCGTTTATGACGAAGAAGTAATTTGGGTCGACGTTTACGACAACCCTGACAATTGCACCGACCTTGCGATTTTGGAAGACCGGTTGTACGTTGTCCCCGAATGTGGGCTGGCCGATAGCCGAACAGAAAGCCAAAAAGCCCAAATTGATTACAAATTGTTTTTGCACCAGTTGGGCACAACAGACGCTGAGATTTTAAAAATTGCGCAAAACGAATCTGATTTGATTGACATGCCCGATGGATTTTTTGTAGAACTCAAACCATCCCCAATTCACGGCATGGGTTTGTTTGCAACAAAAGATTTTGAGGCAGGCGAAACTGTCTGCCCTGGCAGACTTAATGGGAAGCGTACGCCGGGCGGAAGATTTATCAATCATTCCCAAAACAGCAATATTCAACCGGAATTGGTTGAAAATAACATATTTGCTGTTGCTGCGCGTAAAATCAGCGTAGGTGATGAATTATTAGTTGACTATCGAGCGTCAATGAGAGTTAATTTTGGCTTTGTAATGCAAGGAGAACTATTATGAGTGGATGGGTAGCTGGTGCAGTATTAGTCGGTACGGTATATTCGGCCAACAAAGCGTCAAGTGCTGCCTCAGCCGCAGCAGAAACTCAAGTTGCGGCGGCTGAAAAAGCAGGCGACACTTCTCTTGAAATAGCAAATCTGCAAATTGGCGCTCAAACCAGTGCGATTGACAAACAGCTTGCGGCAAGTAAAGAAGCATTAGCGTTACAACTTGCTGCTGACAAGGAAAATGTTGATAAGCAAATTACGCTTCAAACAACAACCCTTGACAGAACTCTTAAAGCTCAAGCTGACGCTGCCGCTGCGGGCCAAGCCGCCGCTGCTGCTGCGTTAAGTCAACAAATTGCTGCTCAAAAAGAAGCCCTCGACGCTCAGTTAAATTTGCAACGCGAACTGTTCAACAAACAAGTTGAAAACCTTAGTTCGTTTAAGCAAGCGGGTGAGGCTGGCCAATCTAAGATGATGGACCTTTTGGGCTTGAGTGGTAACACAAACGCCCCAGGCTATGGTTCAGCGGCCACCGCATTTAAAGTTGAAGGGTTTGACCCCAACACGCTATTTCAGCAATTTAACGCCAAAGAGATGGAGCAAGACCCTGGCTACGCATTTCGCTTGGCTGAAGGTCAAAAAGCCATTGAGCGCTCAACTGCTGCTAGAACTGGTTTGCAATCTGGCGCTGCCCTTAAAGCCGCTGCTCGATTTGGCCAAGAAATGGGTTCTCAGGAATACCAGAATGCGTTTAATCGTTTTCAAGCCAACAAAGCATTCCAAGCCCAAGAATATGGCAACGCCTTTAATCGGTTTACATCTGAAAGGGCAAACATGTTGGCTCCTTTGCAAGCCTTGACCGCTAGTGGTCAGGCTTCAGCAGCAGGCCAAGCTGCGGCTGCGGGTAATTTTGCATCTGGTGCATCGCAAGCCTTGCAAAACTATGGTGCTGGTCAATCTGCCGCGTATGGTGGTTATGGCGCAACTCTTGGAGATATTGCCGCACGAACTGGCGCAGGCGCATCTGCTGCCCTTAGCAATTACGGCGCGGGTATGTCAAACACATACGCTGGCTCTGCTGCGGCGCGTCAAAGTGCTTATGGTCAAGCGGGAGCAACTGCCGCAAATGCTTACGGCAATCTTGGTAGCAACTTGACTAACATTTACGGCCAACAAGGCGCTAACCAAATCAATGCAATTACTGGCGCAGCAAACGCTAGAGCCGCAGGGCAAATTGGTTCAGCCAATGCTATAACACAAGGTGTCAACACAATGATTGGCGCGGGTATCAGTGGCTACAATGCGTACAACCAAAATCAGTTGTTGAACAAATACCTCATGAAAGGTTAATAAATCATGCCACTTGATCCTAGTATTCCCCTTCAGGCTAGATTTTCACCAATCAACTATGAGATTCCGCAACCCATCAATACACTGATGAGCGCGATGAAAATCAAACAGCTTGGCCAACAAAACGAGTTGGACGCGCTAAAAATGCAAGAGTATGAGCGCGCGCGTACTGAAGAAGAAGGCTTGCGTAACTACCTAAGTGGCGGCAGAGAAATGGGTGCGGCAGACCTTAGTTCGCCGGACACGCGAACAAATCTGTTGCGATACGGCAAAACTGGCGTAGCGTATGCTAAGGCTTTGACCGAGCAAGAAACGGCAGCGTTGACGCAAAAAGAAACGCAATTCAAAGTTCAAAAAGCAAGAAAAGATTTTGTTGCGCAAGCACAACGCGACACAAGTCAAAACCCATCAGACGCCAACATTACGGCGTACAAAGAAGATTTGATGGCTAACCCGCTGTTTACTGAAGCTGAAAAAGCGCAAATGGCTGCGGGGGCTGACCGAATTTTGGCTATGCCAGTTAATGAACGAAAAGCGTTTATGGCTAGCCAAGGCGCAAGCGCAAGCGAGTTGAAGCCGGCAATTTCACAAGTCAACCGGTCTGGACAGACTGATGTAATATCAACGCCCGCGTTTGGCGGCGCGCCTACAACGCTTGGCAACTTTTCCGACGTTCCATTGCCTGCCAACGTACAAGCGCAAAAAATTCAAATTGCGCAGCAGAGTCGGCCACCAGCACAACCTTCTGCGCCGGTTGCGGTTATTGACCCAACAACAGGTCAACCAATATATGTCAGCCGCGAAGAAGCGTTGCGCAACAAAATGCAACCCGCATCTAGCGCAGCTAATTTAAAACCTTTGACAGAAGGACAAACAATTAAATTGCGCACTGATGTTGGCAAAGATTACAAAGCCGCATCAACTGCGCTGGCGCAAATGGACGATTTGCTTGACTCAATTGAGAGCGTCAAAACCGCGCCTGGCTTGTCAGCCGCTACGGGCTTTACGGGTAAGTATCTGCCGTCATTCTCTGAAGGCAAAGCGGCCCAAGCTGAGACACGCCTTGCTAACTTACGCGGTAAAGTAACTGCGCTAGGTAAGGCAACTGCGGCCATGTCAGGCGCCATTGGATCAATTGCCAACCAAGAATGGAAAATCTTGTCTGATCAAATTGCAGCGCTTGATGAAGTTAAAGGCAAAGGACCTTTGCTTGAACAGATTGACTTGGTTGAACAACAAGCGCGTGGTGCTATTGCCCGCGTTCGAGACACATACGAAAAGACGCGGTCTGAAGACTTTGAGCGCTTCCCTCAGTTTCGCGATTTACCCGCACCACGCGGTAAAAAAGATTCTGGTGGCGGTACTGGCGGGTTTAAATATCTCGGAAAAGAAGGTGGATAATGGCTACCAAATACCGTGTTCAAGGCCCAGATGGCGTAGTCCATGTTTTTGAAGGACCGGATGACGCGACGCCGGCGCAAATAGAATCTTTTGCCGCGCAAACTTTTGGCGCCGCGCCCGCGCCCGCCCCTGCTGCACCGCGCGGCAAAGCAGGCATGTTTGACATGCTGTCTGCGCCGTTTGAGATGGGCGCTGCGCTTGCGGCCAAGCCGCGTAAAGAACAAGTAGAATTTGTCGCCCCTGCTGTTGAGGCATTGGGCAGCGCTGGCGGTGCAATTGTAGGAACTGGCGCAGGGCCGCTTGGCACAGTAGTTGGTGCAGGCGCTGGCTACGCTGGCGCTAAAGAACTATTGCGTTTGGCCGCTGGCGAAAGTGGTAGAGAAACACTTCCACAAGCCGCTACACGACAAGCACAAAATGTGCTTGAAGGCGCGACAATGGAAGCCTTTGGACGTGGGGTTGTAAGCCCTGTTATTGCCAAAGGCGCTGAATACGCAAACAAACTTAAAAACATCAAACTTGACCAATACATTAAAGCTGTTGGCGATAAGGGTGAAGAAATTGTTAATGCTTTGCGTGGCCGTACACAAATCGTTCCAGGCACATCGCCAACCGCCGGCGAAGTCGCCGCCCCTGTTGGTAGTGTAGGACTGTCGGTATTGCAAGCGCGCGCCCGTCAAGTGCCAGGCGCAGCAGATATTTACGCAACTAAAGAAGCGCAAAACATTGTTGCCCGTCAAAATCAAGAAGTACGCGCGGCGGCTAAATTTGACGCATCTAAGCAACGTCTTCAAGCAAAAATTGATCGCGGCTTAGTTAATGTAACGCCGGGCGAAGTTGGCAGTACGTTGATTGACGCGGCCAAGGCTGAACAAAAAGCTGTTAAAACAAAAGTAGTGCAGCCTGCTTACGACGCCGCGTTTGAAGCTGCTGGCGACGCAAAGATTGACGTATCAAAAGTTGTCAACGAAGCAGAACGTATTCTTGATCGTAAACTGTCAAGTTTTGCTACTGAAACTGCGCCAGATACTGTACGCAAACTGCGCGGGTTTATACCTTCTGTGCCTGAAGCGGAAGCAGTGTCTATTGGCAAAGCAGGGTTTAAAGCAGCTAAAGCGCCTACACCCCCGCCAGCAACGCCAGAAGCAACGCTGTTGCAGCTTGATGATGTTCGCAAAGCCATCAATGCAGATATTGCGGCAGCTTCATCTAGCAACGCGCCCATGGCGGCCACGACCCTGCGCAACCTAAAGCAGTTACACGCCGCAATTGACGACGCCGTTAAGTCAAGCACTGCTTTACCTGAAGAAGCCAAAACGCTGTACAAAGGCGCGTTGGACACTTACCGCACACAATACGCACCGCGCTTTAAAGAAGGCATCAATGCAAATTTGTTTAAACAAACAAACTTGCAAGAAACCAAAATTAAACCAGAAGATGTTGTCAGCAAATACTTTCAACCCAAAGGTGAAAGCGAAGCTAAAGACTTCTTGCGTTTGTTTGACAAGAACCCAGATGCAATGAAAATTGCAAGGACCGGCATTGAAGACTTGTACCGCCGTGAAGTAACCGACGCTACTGGTTTTGTAACACCTGAAGCGCATGCTACGTTTATGAAAAAATACGCAGAGCCGCTTAAGATTCTTGATGACGCGGGTATGAACATTAGCCAACGCGTTGGTGTTGTTGCAAAAGACGCGGTTCGGTTAGCAAAAATTGACGAACTTGCAAAAGCTAGTGGTAATAGGTTGGCGCCAGCATTACCAGCAGGCACTAACGCGCTTGCGGTAGAAAAAAGAATTGGCGAATTGACCAGAAGTTTTACGCCCGAACAATTAAGCCATGTAAACGCCGTGCGGCAAGATTTGCTGCGTGAAGGTGAATATCAGCGCTTGGTAAAAGCTGGCGCAGACGCAGGCACTGACATTAAAAGTTTGGCCACAAAAACTGGTAGAGAAGCTGGCTTGCCTTTACCAAACTTTTTGTCAGTACCAATTACGGTGTTTAACAATGTCGTTAAACGCCTAGCGCTTCGTATGGACGATAAGATTGCGCTAGAAATTGCCCGTGAATTAACCAACCCTGCCATAGCCGCTGATCAAATTGAGGCGGCTATTAAATTGCAAGCGACACGTCGTGCGGCCACGCCTGGCGTCGGTACTGCCGCAGGGTTGGCCGGCACACGGGCGCTTGGCGCTGAAATGTCACGCCGCGCAGAACCTGAAAACCAAAACGCATTGGCCCGATAATGGACACGCAAGTTCTATTTAACATTGCGGTTAGTTTGGCGGGCTTCTTAGGCGGCTGGGTGTTAAACAACATCTACCGTTCGCTTGAGCGCCTAGACACTGACGTGCGGGCAATGCCATTGAACTACGTCACGCGGGATGACTATCGGGCTGACATGCGCGAAATAAAAGACATGTTGGGAAAGATCTTTGACAAACTGGATGCTAAAGTTGACAAATGATCATCGACCCTATCACGGCGCTTGAGGGACTACAGCAAGCCATAGGACTTGTCAAAAAGGCAAGTAAAGTAGCTAACGATCTAGCGGGCCTAGCGCCCATGATCGCTAAGATGTTTGACGCTAAAAGCGTGGCCACCAAAGCTATGGTGGAGGCCAAACGCTCTGGCAATAAGTCAAACCTTGGCACGGCCCTTCAAATTGAGATGGCGCTTGATGAAACCAAACGCTTTGAAGCGGAATTACAGATGCTTTTTATGCAGACGGGCCGCATAGACGTGTGGCAAAAGATTAAAGAGCGCCAGCAGCAAATGGACATTGAAGACGCGCATTTAGCACGTCAAGCCAAAGCTGAAGAAAAGAAACGCAAAGAAGCCGAAGATGAACAGATGGCGTGGGCAATAGGTATTGTTGCCATTGTTTTACTGATTGGCGGCATTGGCTGGGTTATTGCGGAGGTTTCCGAAGTTTGCGCCAGAGTACGGTGTGGTCGGTGAATGAATACCAGAAACAATTTGACCTGTTTCTCAAAGTGTTTGTGCGCCTGTGCATCGCTTGGTGGGTGCTTGGGCTGCTTCGCTTCTTACCTGACGATCTGTCAGACAAGATTGTCAATAAACTACTTGGAATGATTGGACTAGGATAATGCTGACATTACTTTCAACCTTAATTTCTTTTTTAATGGGCGGCTTGCCCAAGTTATTGGATTTCTTTCAAGACCGGTCTGACAAAGCGCATGAGTTAAACCTTGCTCGGATGCAGATTGAGCGTGAACTAGAACTGCGCAAAGCCGGCTTTGAAGCGCAAGAACGCATTGAGCATATTCGGTCAGAGCAACTGGCCACCGAAAGCGCAGCCAATACCCAGCAAATCTTAATTGGTGCGCAGCAAGCTGAAATGCAAGCCATCTACGCCCACGATGAAAGTCTAAACGAAGGCACTAGCCAATGGATGCGTAACTTACGCGCTAGTGTTCGCCCTGTCATTACCTACGGGTTCTTTTTTCTGTTAGTCTTTGTTGACGTTGGCCTGTTTGCCTACGGATGGCACAACGGCGTCACGTTTGTTGAGTTGGCCGAAATGCTGTGGGACTCTGACACCCAAGCGCTGTTTGCCAGCATCATTGCTTTTCACTTTGGCGGTCGGGCCTTTGGCAAATGAACGTCAGCCCCAAAACCATTGAGATGATCAAACACCATGAGGGTGTTCGATTTAAACCATACCAGTGCCCAGCCAAGCTGTGGACAATAGGAGTAGGCCATGTTCTTTACCCAAATCAAGGCAAAATGCCAATTGATCAAAGAGGCGCTTACGCGCTTCATCCAGAAGATAACCGATCGTTTTCAAAAGACGAAGTAAATGCAATACTTAGGGCCGATCTTGCTCGGTTTGAGAAAGGCGTGGCCACTTATTGTCCTGTGCCTCTTACTCAAGGACAGTTTGACGCACTTGTATCGTTTTCATTCAATGTTGGGCTAGGCACACTGCAACGCTCAACCATGCGCCAGAAAGTTCTTCGAGGCGACATGGCTGGCGCTGCCGAAGAACTTCTGAAATACTGCATGGCTGGCGGCAAAGTCTTACGGGGCCTTCAGAACCGGCGCATCGACGAGCGCGCCGTGTTCCTTACTTAACGCCCTGTACGCCTCAATAGCGGTCTTCAGATCGCATTGCAATTGCTGAATGCGGTCGTCTTGCTCACACAGCTTGGCGTAGGCTTCCTCGGCAAACTTGGCTAAGTTAGCCTGGCTCCACGTTGCAAAGTCTGGGCTGTTAGTCATTTCTCGCCTTAATATCGTAGAACCAATCATCGCCGGCTGACCACTTGCGTGTGCCGTCAACTGTCCACAATCTTTGCGCTGCTTGGAAGTCGGGAAACTTTGTCTCAGCGGGGATCAGGCTCTGGTCGTACCACAGGCATCGGTTGTTGGGCTGGCAGGCAAACTGACCGTTGTCCAAAGCAATCCAATTAAAGGATTTATGTTCCTCGGCCTGCTCGGTAAAGCCCGTGTCCAAGTCCATGCCGTCAGCACAGAAGTCCACCGTAAACAGATAGCGCCCAAAGTGCCACTCACGGTCTTTGCCCAAGAACTTCACGCCTAGATTGCGCAGGCCAATTTTTTCAATGATGGTAAATCGGTAGCCCATACAGTCCCACAGTTGCAAAGTGTCAACAGGCAAGTTACCGGCGTCTGCATGCCAGACGTAGGCGTGGATCGGCAGCTTGTCGTACAGCGCGCCGTAGGCCGGCAACAGCGATTCAATGCGGAACACTTGGCCACGCAAGGCTTTGAGGCTGACCCAGATGGCCGGCTCTAACTCGCCGTGCCCCTTGTGGTCGTTGTATAAAAACTCGCGCTTTACAAAGCACTTAACTGGCGGCAACGATGCCACGATATAACTCATGTGTTTTCCTTAATCATTGGGTTCCCTTTTTGAAGGTGCGTCTACTTCCATGCGGTAATACTTGGCCGGCATCTTGGCGTTCTTATCCAGTTGCTTGCGCAGCCATTCAGCGCCGCCAAGTTCTTGCAAGATCATCCAATGTCTGTCTGACATTCGGACTTGTCGGCCTAATAGTGGTTCAGGTGGTTTTGGTCGTGGCATTTTGTCTTAGGTGTTTACCTGTAGTTCGTCTAACCCAGCAAAGTTGGCAGTGCCACTTTGCGCCCATTTCAACGCCGCCCTCTGGCGGTTTGCTTTCTTGACACTTGGTGCAAAACTTTAGTTGATGCACGGGCGCGATTCGGCCCATTTGAATCGCTGGCATCATCAGCGCACTCTCCTAAGCGGCATGTCCATGACGCGCTCTGGCGGCGGGGGCGTCATCTTTTCAGAAGGCGGTGTCCAGCCGTGCTTGCGCCAAATGGCTTGGACATCTGAGCCAGAAGACCATTTAAAATCCTTGTTTGCCACAGAGGGATAACTAATCTTTGAATAAGGTGGTTTTTCTAACATTGTGTTGCTCCTTTGAGTAGTTCTAGTCTCTCCCGCGCTACGCGCAGGGTGTTGTAGCGCTGGTGAAGGCGCTGAAGCATGGTAGCGCGCTTGGCGCCAACACGTTCTTCATTGAGCAATCTGAGAACTTCTTCTTCGCTCAGACGGCTTAATTCGTTGTTAAGGCTTCGCCAGGTAGTTGTCAATTTTCTTCTCCAATTGCGTTATTGTTGTTTGTACGCGAATGACAGCGCGGGCGGCGGCGTTGGCCTCGCGGCCTCTGATGCGCAGTTCTGCTTTGGCCATTTTGAGTTTGGCCTTCCATAAATCAAATCGTTTCACTTTAATTCCTCCATTGCAATATCAGATATGGCGCGCTTGTCGTGAAGCGCCGCCCAGATTTTTTCATCCACCGTTTTGTTGGTCATTAAGATGTAGCACCACACAGGGTATTTTTGCCCGCTGCGGTGCAAACGGCCAATGGTCTGTTCGTACAATTCCAGACTCCACGGCAGTGACAGAAACACCATGTGACAGCCGCCGTGCTGAAGGTTAAGCCCGTGGCCGGCTGACTTTGGATGTACAGCAAGCAATCGTATTTTGCCTTCATTCCATCGCTCAATGGCTCTGTCGTCGTCAAGGGTTGTGACGTTAAAGCGCCGCTTGAGTTCGGCAAGTTCTTCTTGGTATGTGTAAGCAATGATGGTGTTGGCATGTTGGTTTTCTTGAATGATTTCCTCTAACCTTTCAAACTTGTGCATGCTGTACCAGATTGGCTTTTGCGTCACGGTAAACTTGCCAGGCGAGTCAGACGGCGTGGTGGTCGTGTTGTAAACAAAACCTGACGCCAGTTGTTGTAGCTTGCCGGTGACAACCGCCGCGTTGATAGCCGTGATGCCATCCAGCACAAAGTCTTTTTTAAGGGTCTGGTAAGGCGTCAAATCCATGTCGCATTTGACCTCGACTGTATGCAAAGGCGGCAGCTTGTCCTTATACTCGCCTGCCTCCAAGACAAATGTGGCAGGCTTGATCACGTTCATAACCTTCTCAAGCGAACCCACTCTGGGCGCCCATTCGCCAAACTCTTTATTGATCAGCACAAAATATTGCTGCATGAACGCGCCCTTGGAACGGCCAAGCAGGCTTTGGTCAACAATCTTGCACTGGCCAAAAACATCTTCCAAGCCGTTGCTGGTAAATGAGCCTGTCAAGCCCCACCGCGTTGTCATAGGGTCAACCACTTTAAGGAACGCTTTAAAGCGTGTGCCAGAAGGGTTCTTGAGCCGTGTCAGTTCGTCAAACACCACGCCATCAAAGTTCAGGCTTTGCTCGGCCAACCACTGCAAATTGTCGTAATTGGTCACAACTACTTGGGCGTTGCTTTTAAGGGCGTCCAAACGCTGCTTAGGTGTGCCAACGCACAAAGCCATGCTGATGCGGTCAGCCCACTTAAGGCGCTCGATTGGCCACACGTCGGTACACACGCGCTTAGGCGCCAGCACTAGCCAGCGTTTGACGTGGCCGTCGCGCAACATCTCCCACATGGCCGTGAGCGTGATGGCTGTCTTGCCTGCACCCACCGGCGCCAAGATCATGGCGCGGTCATGCTCAAAGAGAAAATCAGCGGCTGTCTCTTGATACGGTCGTAATGAAACCATCAACTTGTTCCTTAGTCCACAAACATGCGTAGTTTTGGCGCAACAGCGCCATCTCTGACTGAAATAATTTTTGCAGTTCAGACATGCGCCCGCCTTTGGTTTTGAGTTCCACAAACCATGTCTGGCCATCGGGTAAACACGCAATGCGATCTGCTACACCTTTGCGTCCAGGCGAAGTAAACTTCCAAGTCCGGCCACCGATGCGCTGCACCGCCCAATCAAAATAAACTTCAATTTCTTTTTCACGCATCTGTTTGCGCTTTTTTAATCGCTTGAATGGCGGCGTGAACCTCTCGCAAGGTTTTGCTTTCTAATGCTTCTTCATAAGTTACTGTGTCAAATAAATCCCACGCCGCGCTATGAAGCGCATGCATGGCCAAACTTAATGCTTCGTCTTTTGTCATTTCATTTTTCCTTTGCCGTAAAGTATACATGTAAAAAAGATTTGCACAACAATTATTTCTGTGCTATATTTGAGTCTCAATAAACAAAAGGACAGTACAGTGCAACATTCAAATATCGTCGGCGGTAGCACCGCCAAGCGCGTCATCAATTGCCCAGGCAGTGTGGCGCTGGTGCAGAAAATGCCGCCAAGACCTTCTAACAAATACGCTGACGAAGGCACACTCCTACACAACGTCATGGCCGAACTCATCATGGGCGACGAAGCCCCTGAGCATTACCTTGGCGCGCGTTATGAAGACCAAGTCCTGACGCAAGAACTCATTGACAACAAAATTAAACCAGCACTGGAGGCGCTAGATGCAATCGACCCACAGCGAATCATGGAAATCGAAGCCGAGACAAGCGTCAATTTTGGTGACTTGCTTGATGGTGTCTTTGGGTCTACTGATCTTATTGGTCGTCTTGGCAATCGTGCCGTTGTATTGGATTGGAAATTCGGCGACGGCGTTATGGTTGAGGTTGAGGAAAACCCGCAGCTGATGTTCTACGCGGCGGCCGCTATGCGCACGCCAGAAGCGCAGTGGGCGTTTGAGGGTGTGACTGAGATCGAATGCGTCATTGTGCAACCACCTGAAGTGCGCCGCTGGGTGACAACGCCTGCGCGTATTGCTGAGTTTGAATTGCAGTTAGTGCAAGCGGTCAAGCAAGCAGAGAAGCCAGACGCAAAGCTGGCCGTGGGCGATCACTGTAAGTGGTGCGCGGCCAAGCCCATCTGCCCCAAGATGACCGGCGCTGCTGACCGCGCTTTGAAGGTGCAGATCGAAGCGTTGCCGGCGCCGCAGATCAGCGCCTATCTTAAAACCGCTGACATGCTTGAAGATTGGATCAAAGACTTGCGCGCCCTTGCATTGCAGATGCTTGAGTCTGGCGCCAAGCTGCCCGAATACAAACTGGTGGCCAAGCGCGCCATCCGGTCATGGTCAGACGACGAGAAAGCGAAAGTCGCTTTGTTCGCGTGTGGCCTCACAGAATCTGAAGTGATGGAGACTTCTGTCGTCTCCCCCGCCAAGGCCGAAAAGGCGCTTAAAAAGCGCAAGATTGGCCTACCGGAAGACTTAGTTGTCGCCATTTCTTCAGGTAACACTTTGGCAAGCGCGGATGACCCGCGCCCCGAAGTGATGCTCCTTGGGAAGCAGTTATCTGCGGCCCTTTCTAAACTTCAGTAAAGGACAATCATGTCAAATTTAGTAACCTTCTCTCAAGCTAATCTTCCCGCTGTTTCAACTTTGTCAAGCGCTTTGCGTTCGATCCAATCCGAAGTAGGCCCTGCTGGTATTGTCATCCTCAAGATGGACAAGACCGGCCACTGGGTCTTTGGTGCAGATCAAACCGAAGTCGAAGACGACGCTATCTGGGCTGTCAATCCTTTCTCTTTTGTGCATGGCTTTATCGCTTGGGGCGATGGCGAAGTGCTGGGCGAGAAGATGACCAGCGTCAGCAACCCACTGCCTGAATTGGATGAGGCGCCACCTCAAGCCAAGAAGGGTTGGGAGACTCAAGTCGGCATGTCACTTAAGTGCATTTCCGGCGAAGACAAGGGCATGGAAGCGCGCTTTACCACCACGTCAGTTGGCGGCAAACGTGCGGTTCAAACCTTGGCCGTGCAACTGGCCGAACAGGTCGAGAAAGACCAAACTAAGCCAGTGCCTGTCGTGCGTCTGAAGAAAGACCACTACGCTCACAAATCCTACGGCAAGATTTACACGCCAGTGTTTGAACTTGTTGAGTGGGTGAGCATGGATGGCGAGACACCAAAGGCCGATGAGCCAGCTTGGCCAACTGCCGAACAGGAAGCTGCTAAAGCGCCTGCACGTCGCCGCCGCGCAGCGTAATTTTTCTGATGGGCGTTATGAGCGCCCATTGGAAAGGAGATGCCAATGCTTTGGTTAGATTTTGAAACCCGCAGTGAATGCGACCTACGCGCCAAAGGCGTGTACAACTATGCGCAAGACGCCAGCACCGACGTGCTGTGCATGTCGTATGCGTTCGACGACGAAGACGTGGTGACGTGGTTGCCTAGCCAGCCTTTCCCCGCCCGTGTGCGCAACTACACCGGCCAGATCAGAGCGCATAACGCCGCGTTTGAGCGCTTGATCTTTTGGTATGTTTTACAAATAGATTTTAAGTTGGAGCAGTTTTATTGCACTGCAACACAAGCCCGCGTCAATTGCGCGCCTGGCAGTCTGGAAGACGTTGGCCGCTTTGCTGGCGCGTCCATGAAGAAAGATCACCGAGGTGCGCAACTGATCCGCTTGATGTGTGTGCCGCCATTCAAAGACTCGCCAGAACTTATGGCCGAAATGATCCAGTATTGTGAGCAAGACGTGCGCGCTATGCGGGCGATCAGCAAGGCCATGCGCGATCTGTCTGACGAAGAATTATTGGACTACCACGTTAACGAACGCATCAACGATCGCGGCGTATTGGTCGACGTGCCGCTGTGCCAAGCGGCCGTTAAGTTTGCCTCAGAAGAATTAACTGAGATTGAGCAAATCGTGCAAGAAGTTACGGGCGGCGCCATTGCGTCTGTCCGGTCGCCGCGCATGCGTGAGTGGGTACTTGAGCGTGTCGGGCCAGAGGCCAAGAAGCTGATGGAGAAAGACGGCAAGTATTCGATTGACAAAACAGTCCGAGCCAATTTACTAGCAATGGAGAACCCCGATGAAGTCCCAGCCGACGTCCAAGAAGTCATTCAATGCGCAGACGACCTTTGGGCATCGTCAGTCGCAAAATTTAGTCGACTTGCAGCTTTGGCAGATGTCGAAGATGAGCGAGTCCGAGGAGCGTTTGTATTTGCAGGCGGCTCTGCAACAGGACGCGCATCGTCCTACGGCGCCCAGGTTCACAACTTCACCCGAAAATGCGCCGATGAACCCGACGAAGTCCGTCACGCCATGGTCAGAGGACACGCAATCGTCCCTCGGTATGGAAAGCGCGTTACCGATGTTCTCAAAGGAATGCTTAGGCCCGCCATCATTCCCGCAGCAGGGAAGCATCTTGTGGTTGCCGACTGGTCGGCCATCGAAGCGCGGGTCAACCCGTGGCTTTCAGGACGCGGCGCCGATAAACTGGAACTATTCCGCAGTGGGGAAGACGTCTATAAAGTTAATGCAGCCGCGACGTTTAACATTCGCGTCGATGACGTCACCGACGACCAGCGCCAAATTGGCAAGGTTCAAGAACTTGCCTGCGGATTTGCTGGCGGCGTGGGCGCTTTTGCTGCTATGGGCCGGGCTTATGGGATCAGTCTTCCTGAACACGTTGCCAAACGCATGGTGGATGGCTGGCGCCGTGCTAATTCTTGGAGCGTACCTTATTGGTCGGCGCTTGAGGAATCGTACACCAGAGCAATGAGAAACAAGGGGCGTGAGTTTAAGGCCGGCCGTATAACATATTTGTTTGACGGTTTGCACCTATGGTATGCCCTACCCTCTGGCCGGATTTTATGCTACCCCTATGCAAAATTAGAGCCCGAGGGCGTCAGTTATGCCAAAGCGGCATGGAAGCCTGCGCAAGATGCAAAAGAATGGCCACGCGCCCGCCTTTGGAAAGGCTTGGCATGTGAAAATGTGACTCAGGCCGTGGCCAACGATTTGCTTCGCCACGCCCTGCGCCAACTCGACGACGTTGTGCTGCATGTGCATGATGAAATCGTACTTGAGACCTCTGACCCCGATGCAGAACAAAATCTAAAACGTGTGATGTGTACAGCGCCAGTATGGGCAGATGGCCTGCCCTTGAACGCTGAAGTTGAAACTATGAAAAGGTATGGCAAATGAACTTTCTTGAATTTTTAACGTCCTTGGCTCCCGAAGGCGAGACGGCGCTGATCGTGCGTCAGAAGCCCCAATTAAAAGATGGGCAGATGCAATTCTTCCCAGACGGCGCGATCAAATGCACATGGCCGGCCATGTTGCCGACCGCCAAGATTAAGTCCGAATGGGCGATCTATGGCAACACCGCCAGCTTTATTGTCGACCGCTTCAAAGACGGCTATCCAAGCGCCAGCGTGGCTCATTGCGAGTATGTGTTGGTGATGGTGTTGGACGACGTGGGCGACCCTGAGAAGGCGCCTAACATTCCGACCCTAGACCCCACTTGGAAAATAGAAACGTCGCCTGGTTCTTTTCAATGGGGCTATGCTTTTGTCGAGCAGCCCACCAAGGCCGATTTTGCCGCCGCCATCAAAGCAATTGCCGACGCGGGTTATACCGACAAGGGCGCGGTCAACGCCGTGCGCAATTTTCGCCTGCCCGGTTCGATCAACTTAAAGCCCGGCCGTGATAACTTTGCGGCCAAGCTGGTGGCATTTAACCCTGAACGTGATTTTACTTTAGACCAAATCTGCACCGCTCTGAACGTGACGCCCGCGCCCGCTGAGTCGGTTGGTGTGCGTCCGATCCGATTGTCAGATGACGGCGCCGATGATGTCATGGCATGGCTTAGTGGCCATGGCGCGCTACTGTCACGCCCCAACAATGAAGGCTGGGCTGGCGTGATCTGCCCCAACAACGCCGAGCATACCGATGGCAACCCCGAAGGCCGCTACATGCCGGCCAACCGCGCCTACCGTTGCCTGCACAGCCATTGCATCGAATTTGACTCTAATGCGTTTCTCAAGTGGGTCGCTGACAATGGCGGCCCTAAGCATGCCCCTGGCTTACGTGATGAGCTACTGACCTTGGCCATGGATCAAGCCCTGTCTAAAATCAAGCCAACCGAAGCATTCCCCGACGCGGCGGCGGCCATCATCGCCGAGGTCGAACGCAAAGAACTGGGCCGCGTTGAGAAGGCGCAGTGGTACGGCCGTTTTGCCTACATTCAAGACGACGAATCTTATTTTGACATGCAAGACCGGCGGGAAATTTCCCGCAGCACTTTTAACGCTTTGTACCGTCACATATCTTGCAATTCAATCCATGGCAAGCGCCCCAAGGTCGAGGCGTCAATTTGCTTTGATGAGAACCGCCAGGAATACGGCGCCAAAGCGCTTGTGGGGATCACTTACGCCGCCGGCGAATCGGTCATTGTGGCCCGTGATGGAGATCTGTACGGTAACCGCTGGCGCGACGCTCGGCCGCCAGTGGCCGCCGGTGACATTGGTTTGTGGATGGACCACTGCAAAACCCTTGTGCCCGATCAGCGCGAACTAGATCACATTTTGAATGTGATGGCCTTCAAAATCCAATTCCCCGGCATCAAGATCAATCATGCCGTGTTGCATGGCGGCGACCAGGGGTCGGGGAAAGATACCATGTGGGCGCCGTTCATTTGGGCCGTGTGCGGCCCCCACCTTAAAAACCGTGGCCTGCTGGATAATGACACAATGAGCAGCCAATTTGGTTATGCTCTCGAATCTGAAATTTTGATTTTGAATGAGTTGAAAGAACCGGACGCCAAAGAGCGCCGAGCGCTGGCCAACAAATTAAAGCCCATTATTGCCGCGCCGCCTGAAATGCTGACAGTGAACCGCAAGGGCCTGCACCCCTACCAGATGGCGAACCGCGTGTTCGTGCTGGCCTTTTCCAATGACCCCGTGCCGATTAGCCTAGATTCGCAAGACCGCCGGTGGATGTGCATTTGGTCGCATGCGCCGCGCATGACCACCGACGCCGCCGCCCGTATGTGGGCCTGGTACAAAGCCGGAGGGCTTGCGGCCGTGGGCGCCTGGCTGCATGCCCGCGACGTCTCCGCGTTTAACCCTGGCGCTGCGCCCATGATGACCGAGTTTAAATTAAACCTTGTCGAGCATGGAATGAGCATGGCCGAATCGTATCTTGTCGAATTGATGCGCGGGCGCCTGGGCGAATTTTCAAAGGGCGTGGTGGCATCTCCCTTCCATGCATTGTGTGACCGCGTGGCTGGCGCCGCTCCGGCCGGTGTGAAGGTCCCCCAGCCGGCGCTATTGCATGCGCTTAAAGAGGCTGGCTGGGTCGATCTTGGCCGCGTTGCGTCCGGTGACTTCCAAAGTAAAAAACATATGTTTTGTGCGCCAGAGATGGCCGGCCGGCCAAAGTCAGAGCTGCGCCGCATGGTCGAGGATATACCGGCGCCCCTGGCTGTGCGCTTGGTGAAGTAAACAATGCCGCCGCCTACGGCGTCGACATAAAAAAAGGCCCCTAGCGATAGGGGCCTTGTGAGGTAGGCAACTGCTACAGGTCAAGCAAAACGGCCAGCAGCGCCGCCAGTATAACCGCGATCAATAAATAAGTCATCAATAGGCGCTCCGCATCGCTTCCATGGCGCCTCGGCCCATAAGCCGGCGCGCTTCGGGGCCTTCGGCCAGGGCCATTTTGTATTCATGCTCCGATACCTGGCCGCGCTCGAATCTATAACCTAGGTCCACATAATAATGGTCGGCGTAAGTGAGCGGCGCCCAGGGCGCGATTATTTCCCGCATGAGCGGGTGTAGATTATCCTTCGTTTTCATATGTATCGTCTCCGGTGTAAGTGGCCGCTGGGGCCGTGTTTAAATTTTCATAGAAGCCAGTCAACGT